CGATCGAGACGACATGATCGTCAAGGATAATCAAGAGAACATTCGGCGTGCCCTGCAATTACTGGAAGTGGACTGGGCCCACCAAGAATTTGCCGAGCGAATTCTCATCCAAGAAGGGCAAAAATACCGCTGTCTTCTCGACGACCGACACTTGAATGACGTGTGGCTACGCATGGACCGCGACTACCGCTTTCGGCCCTCCTTTGTGTTCTACGAAAAGGTTATGCACAATATTGCTTACGAGAGTACCTACCATCCGGTTCGCGATTATCTGGCCAGTCTTACGTGGGATGGTGTACCCCGTATTAATCGGTGGCTTCAAACCTACGGAGGCGCCGGCGACGCGCCATACCATCAAGCGGTGTCTGCTATTGTGTTGATTGCCGCTGTCCGGCGTATTTTCCACCCCGGTTGTAAATACGATGAAATGCTCGTACTCGAAAGTCCACAAGGACTCAACAAGTCGTCTGCCCTCCGCGCCCTCTGCCCCAACGACGAGTGGTTCAGCGACGACCTGCCACTGAATGTGGACGCCAAACAAATCATTGAGCGCACTCTGGGGAAATGGCTTATCGAGGCCAGCGACCTGGCCGGGAAACGGAAAGCCGAGCAAGAGCAACTCAAAGCCATGCTCAGCCGGCAAGTGGATGGTCCCGCGCGCATGGCCTATGCGCATACGCCAGTAGAACGCGCACGACAATTCATTATCATCGGTACGACCAATTCTGCTGCGTATTTAGCCGACGCTACTGGGGCGCGGCGCTTTTGGCCGGTGGCGGTCAAACGATTCCATGTCGAGGGGATCATACGCGACCGCGATCAGCTCTGGGCCGAAGCTGCCGCGAGGGAAGCCGCAGGAGAGTCAATTCGATTACCGGAACTTTTATGGAAAGCTGCAGCAGCCGAGCAAGACGCTCGACAAGAGGTCGATGCGTGGGAGCCTATACTAGAACACGTACTTGCTATGCGAGCACCGGATGGGAGTGGAAGGGTTCGTGTACCACTAAATGACCTATGGGATGTGCTACAGCCAGACGTCAGTCGGCGCGATCGGTCCGGAGCGTTGCGATTAGCGGATATTATGCATCGTTTAGGTTATGTTCGGGGAACGATACGCGTGGGGGACCAGGTGGTGCGTGCGTATCTTGGGCGCCCGGCAAGTTTAGAATTCGAGCCGCCGGGGGAAACGTAAAAAAGAACGGTTTCAACGGTTTCACGGTTTCAACGGTGGGAAGTTTTTAGAAGTAAAGGGTAAAGTTTTTAGAAACTGGTCTTGAAACCGTTGTTTTCTGAAACCGTTCTTTTTTCTGAAACCGTTCTTTCTTCGAATTTCGAGTATGAAACCGCTGAAACCGTTGAAACCGGGAGTCCCTAAACCCTTTTGAGATGTTGATTTACTTTTACCTCTTAGAGAAAAGAACGGTTTCAACGGTTTCACGGTTTCTTTGGGATTCCTTCGGTTTGTTTTTTCCGAAACCGTTGAAACCGTTCTTTACCCTCGTAACCCGTTTCCAGCCCCGTGGAGCCCCGAGAAACCGTTCTTTTTCCAGGCCTTTACATTTTTTACAAAAGTTTAGACTTTTTTTCTTCCAGATTTTGGCGCATCGTAAAAGCCGGCCCAATGAAATCCCTTTACGATTCCCTCGATATCCCCGATCCGCGTGTGGCTGACCCGGCGGAGACTGAGCTCGGTATCCGCGACGCGATCGACGTGACAGATCCTCAGGAATTTTGCCGACTTATTGTGCGTTCTCGCGAATTCAAACAATACGTCGTGAACGGGTTTGTACTTGGGGATATCCCCTCGGCAATTGCGTGTCGCATTATGGATCACGCGTGGGGCAAGCCGGTTGAACGTGTCGAGGTGAATAACACCTCGGAGTTGGAAAATCTTACGCCTGCAATGGCGGTAGAGAAACTCGAGCGCGTGCAGCACATGCTGGAACTCTTGCGTCGCGCGCAGCTCGAGGACGACGGCGATGTGGTTTCTGTCCATTGAGTAAGTTGCCGATAGATCCCTTAGCGCAACTCGTCGCTGAATCGACAGCGACCGAAGAAGCGTGTGCGCGTGAAGCGCTCATCACGTTCACGCTCTACACGAATACCGTCTACGATGTCAATTGGCATCACGAAGTCGTCGCCAAGAAGCTCGATCGTGTGCTGAGCGGGCAGTGTCGCCGGCTCATGGTCTTGATGCCGCCGCAGAACGGCAAGAGCGAGCTGGTTTCGCGGCGTTTTCCTGCCTACGCCTTCGGGCGTAACCCGGACCTCCGCATCATTGAATGCTCGTACAGCGCCGATCTCGCGCAAGCGATGTCGCGTGACGTGCAAGCGATCATGGCGTCAGATGATTATCAGGCGCTCTTCCCTGGTACGCAGCTCGCCGAGGGCAAAGATCTTGAAAAGCGTACACAAGGCGAGTTTCAAGTTGTTGGGCGTCGTGGGCGTTATGTCGCTGCTGGTGTTGGTGGTCCAATCAGTGGCCGCACGGCTGACATTGGTATTATTGATGACCCAATTAAAAACCGTGAAGAAGCGGATTCAGAGATTTACCGCGATAGGGTGTGGCAGTGGTACACGTCGACATTCGCCGCTCGACAGTTCGGCAGCGGTGGGGCGATTATCTTGTGTCAGACCCGCTGGCATGAAGACGATCTCGCGGGGCGGTTGCTCGCACTCGCAAAAGAGAATCCAGATGCTGACCAGTGGGAGGTCATCTCGCTGCCGGCGGTTGCGGAAGTCAGCGATAAGTATCGTCGCGTGGGCGAGGCACTCTGGCCGTCAAAGTACCCGCTCGTCGAACTGAAGCGTCGCCGTGCGACCGGCGGCGAGTACGACTGGGCGTCACTCTATCAGCAGCGACCGGCGCCGTCTGGTGGCGGACTCTTCAAAGAGGAGTGGTTCGCCGGTCGATTTGTCGATGTCGCGCCTGCTGTGGCGCGCCGTGCGCGTGGGTGGGATACGGCTGGCACTGAGGGCGCAGGGGATTGGACCGTGGGCGTCCGGATCGCCGAGGCCGACGGTCTCTTCTACGTCGAAGACGTGCAGCGACAGCAGCTCGGCCCTGCCGGCGTCGACGGGTTGATGCGCACGACGGCTGAGTTAGATGGTAAGAACGTTGCGCAGCGCGAGGAGAAAGAAGGTGGTAGTGCGGGCGGGGCGGTCGTCGCGGCACGCGCGAAAACGCTTGTCGGCTTCGATTACAACTTCGTGCAGATTACCGGCTCGAAAGTCACACGCTCGAAGCCGTTTCGCGCGCAGTGCGAGGCCGGCAACGTGCGCATCGTGCGTGGGGCGTGGAACGCCGACTATATCAAAGAGTTGTGCGCGTTTCCGACGGCGAAGCACGACGATCAGGTTGATGGGTCAAGCTGCGCGTTTAATGCCGTGCTGCTCGAGCCTGAGCCGTTTCGTTATGAGGAGGCCGGCATGACGTCTGCAGCCACATGGTAGACGGACCCACGAACGGCAGCGTCGAGGCGACCTACGGCGACTCGCCCGACGAGCAGCAGTATCTGCGCGCCCTGTCGGATGCCGCCGTGATCATGGCGCGCGTGCAGTTCGCCCGGCAGGCGGGCATCACGTTCGGCGGGGCGCGCGACTTCTACGAGATCTTCGGCTACGACCGCATCATCACCGACCGGCAGTATCGTGACACGTATGCGCGCGGCGGCATCGCCGGCCGCATCGTCGATGCACTGCCGAACGCGACGTGGCGCGGCACGGTCGAGGTGATCGAGGACGAGGATCCGGACAAAGAGACCGCGTTCGAGAAGGCGTGGGTCGACCTCGATCAGCGCCTCCAGATTCAAGCGAAGCTGCGACGCGTTGACGTGCTCTCGGGGCTGTCGACGTATGCCGTGCTCCTGCTCGGCGTCCCAGGTGATCTGGACACGCCGATGCCGAAGGGCAATCCAGGCCAGCTGATTTATCTCACGCCGTTTGCCGGCGGCGGGGGACCAGGTGGCGATCAGCGCAACCGCGCGATCGCGGCCGATGCCGACGCGACGATCGAAGAGTTCGAGCTGGACACGACGAGCCCGCGCTTCGGGCTGCCGAAGACGTATCGTCTGCGGCGCGTCGACGTCGCGTCGGCGCAGCTGCAGAAGGCCGTACATTGGACGCGCGTGCTGCACGTCGCCGAGGGCTGCCTTGACAACGACGTCTATGGCGCCCCGGCGCTCGAGCGCGTCTGGAACCTGCTCGCCGACCTTGACAAGGTGACCGGCGGCGGCGCCGAGGCGTTCTGGCTGCGCGCGAATCAAGGCCTGCACATCGACGTCGACAAGGACATGCAGGCGCCGGACGCGAAGTTCGCCATCGAGGCGCTCAAGGAGCAAAGCGAGGCCTACAAGCACCAGCTCGACCGCTGGCTGCGCACGAAGGGCACCGACGTCAAGGTGCTTGGCAGCGACGTCGCGAACTTCGCGAATCCTGCCGATGCCATCCTGACGCAGATCGCGGGCGCGAAGGCCATTCCGAAGCGCATCTTGACGGGCTCGGAGATGGGCGAGCTGGCGTCGTCACAAGATCGTGACAACTGGAGAGATCAAATCAACGGCCGACAGACGAGTTACGCCGCGCCGTACATCATGCGCCCGCTCGTCGATCGGCTCATCGAGCATGGCTATCTGCCGACGCCCGCGAAGGGCAAGGACGCCTACGACATTCGCTGGCCGCACATTCAGACGCTGACCGAGCAGGAGCGCACGCAGGGCGCGCAGGCCTGGGCGCAGACGAACGCGACGATGGGCGAGCCGGTCTTTACCGAGGCTGAGATTCGCGAGAAGTGGGCCGACAAGGCGCCGCTGACCGACGAGCAGCGCGAGGAGATTCTCGAGCGGAAGCAAGAGAACATCAAGCTGCAGCAAGAGGCGATGCAAGCGGCGCAGCCGCTGGCGGCCGACGACGATGAAGATGAAGACGTGCCGCCGCAATTCAAGGCGGCGCAAGCGACCGAAGATCGCGAGCTGCTTCGTATCCTCGAGGAGGCCTTGCGCGTCGGCAATGCGGAGGTGGTGCATCGGATTGTGGGGCTGGAGTTTAACCCCGACCAACCCCGCGATGATGACGGCAAGTGGACTGGTGGCGGTGGTGGTATGCCACGTCCGCATGGTGGTGGCGGAGGAAGTAAGGGCAAGTGGGTTGAGGGTAAAGACAGCGAAGCCTCGCACCCCGACATGCCGCTGCCTGACAAGCCCGGTCCGGGTGGTGCGGTGTATTCCATCGCGGATCAAGAAGAGGGCGACCTCGACACGATTGTGTCACGCGAGAAAGACAATAGCTACTACGGCCGCGCAGATAATTTCGATTTCTCTGCCAAAACCTCAAAAGAAATGCGTGACAAACTGAAGAAGATGGGCGCTCGGTATATCGGGTGGGAGACGAAAGATTGATCACCGCCCTCGCTCCTTCTCACGCCGCTCGCCTATTACTTGTCGCCGCACGACGGGCGGGGACGTTGCGGGCGCTGTACGATCCGGATCAGCCTCGTGACGACGGCGGCCGTTGGTCCGGCGGCTCGAGCACCACAACCAAGCAACTCGACAACAAGTTCCCACGCGCCTCCGGCAGCGTTGACGGCCGCGAATTTACTACCGACGTTCCAAACGTCGGGTCCATCCGCTCGAGCCTCGATAGCTACGAAGTGCTGCCCGGCATCCGCGAGGTCAAGGTTTCAGACTTCGAGGCCTCTGGAGCGCCGAAGTTTTACAGCAAATCAGAGCAGGAGCGCACCGAGCGCCTCGCCGAGGCCATCAAGCAGAGTGGGCGTATCACGCCACTCATTGTGGTGATCGACAAGGAAAAATCGCCCTATATTCTTGAGGGTGGGCACAGGTTCGATGCGCTCAAGATGAATGGTGCAAAATCGTTTCCTGCGCTGGTGGTTGTGGATACGGGTGAGGTTGAGATACGTGGTGCGGAGTTTAATCCGGACCAGCCGCGTGATGAGCAGGGGCAGTGGACGGGCGGTGGTGGTGAGCACGAGACGCTGCGCCTGTATACACAGTCCGGTGGCACGTATCGTGAGGTGAACGACGGACTGCGCGAAGATAAAGACATGTCGTCGCACGAAACCGTCACGCTCTTGGATAAGACATTCAAAGAGCAGAGTGAGCCCGCGCCGCCAGTCGTCTATCGCGGCATGTCGGGCTACGAGCCAGAGGAACTTGGCCTCGTTGAAGGCGCAACGTTTACCGACAAGGGCTTCGTGTCTACGGCGGCCGTGAAAGCAGATGCGATGAAGTTTGCCACACACGGCCAGATGAAACTATCTGGTGAGGCGGTCGGCATCATTTTCAAAATCAATACAGGCAAGGCGCCTGCGTTGAATATGTCGCGTTACTCGCGCTATGGCGAGAGTGAGCATTTGCTCAATCGCGGCACGACGTTCAAGGTGACGAAAGTCACAGAGGGCTATCCTGGCGAGAAGCTGGCCGTGGTGCACATGAGCGTGGTGAAATGATTACGGACGAACGCGCTGAGCGGTTCGGAGGGGATTGGGTTGATGTGCTGCGCAGTCAATTGACGCTGCGCACCGCCCGCTCCGCCGAGACACCCCTGCACCACGCCGCCGACCGCCACGTCCCGCACCTCTCGGTCGCCCTCCGTTACGCCTTTGCCGTCGGCCGCAAGAAGCTCCGCGCAACGCGCGACGCGACGATCGCGGCGAACGCGGTGAAGGTCGCGCTGACCGAGGTGATCGAGCCGTCGCTCGTGAAGGCATTAGTAGCCGGTGGACGTGTGGGGGCGGGGATGTTGCGCGCGGCGGCGTTCAACCCCGACCAGCCGAGGGACGAGCAGGGGCAGTGGACGGAGGGTGGTGGCTCATGGCGTAGTGACCCACTCGCCCGTGTGCCGGATGTTCTTTACCGAGGCACTGAACCAGGATCTTTTGAACAGACTGCTCGTGATTTTGCCGGTGGGGAATTGGGTGGTGGCATTTATGTTACAGAACATTTTAGTGTGGCTGCTACCTACGGAGGCGGACCCGGAGCGAGCGTGGAAGCTGGCACGCGCGTCGTGCATGAAATTGAGTGGGCACAAAAACCAACAGAAAAGGAAACGGGGTTCTTAGAGGGTGTCGGACCGAAGGTAAAAGAGTTCGGCCGGGAACACTTTTCACAAGAGCGACTTATCAGCGGCGAAGGAAAAGAATTGTGGCGTGGACAACTGTTTCAGATTCCAATAATTGATGAGAAGGGGAAGCCGCTCTCACATACGGAGTATAAACGAAAGTACGACGAGGCCCGTGCTGATCTTACAAAAACTGCTCGCGCATCAGGGCTTAAAGTTATCGTTGGTTTGAGTAATACGCCTGCTGCAAATCAAATTACTATTTTAGATAAGTCGGCCGTTAAGGTAAAACGTGTTCGTGCTCTTGCCGGTCCCAAGCTCCGCATGCAATTCGACGCCACCAACCCCAACGTCGTCAAGTGGGCACGGAAGCACGCCGCCGAGCTGATTGACGATATCTCCGAGACGAGCAAGAAGCGCATCCAGCTCGCCATCAGCGAGCTGCACGACGACGGCGACTGGGACCTCGCGCTCGACCGCATCATGGCGTCTGTCGGCGACGAGGACCGCGCGAACCTCATCGCGAGACACGAGTCGATGCTCGCGGCTTCCGAGGGCCAGCGACAGGGCTGGGATCAGGCCGTTGACGAGGGGCTGCTGACGGGCGACGAGAAGCGCGTGTGGATCGCGACCGGTGACGAGAAGGTGTGTCCCATCTGTGAGGAGCTTGACGGCAAACGTGCCGACCTCGACGGCGAATACGAGCCCGGTGTCGAAGGTCCACCCGCGCACGTCATGTGCAGATGCACTGAAGGCATTGCCTAGTGGCCACGAATGGAGTCGATGCGACAGGACGAAACGGCAGCGGGGACTGGACGGCACTTCGGGCATGGGCCGACGCGATTGCGCGCGTCGGGATACCCGGCGCCATCGCACTCTTCGTCGTCTACCTCGGCGCGACGCAGCTGCCGAAGCTGGTCATCGCGGTCGAGACAACGATCGTCGAGATTCGCATGAGTCGGGACCTTTTGCGGGAACACATGTTACAGACGTCGAAGCAGACGTGGATCTTGCAGCAAACGTGTTGGAACTCAGCCAATGGAGACATCGTTGCACAGCGCAAGTGTTATGAGTAGCACCGTGATGACCGCATCCAGCAAGCGACGGCGTACCGATGTTTCGTGGCGCACGTGGCTCTATCGAGGGCTCATCACGCTTGCGGCGACGATCGTCGTGCTCGCGCTCGTGTATCTCTACGTGCGCATGCAGGTGCTCGAGCGGCTGAACGCCGAGACGACGACGCTGTGGAGCCGGCATAACGAAGAGGGCAAGCGGTTCAACGCGCGCCTCGATGCGACGGTCAGCCGGCTTGATTACCTCGAGAGCGTGCTCTTCGGAGAGGTGCTGGCGAAGGTGCAGAAGATGCAGCAGCCCGTGCCCGTGCCACGGTGGCAGCTGAGCCGGGATCTCGAGCTGCGCGACCGGATCCTGCGCCTCGAGTGGGCACGCCGCACCTTGGAGACGAAGGTCGAGGCGCTGGAGGATGCAAAATGACGGCGTGGGTGGTCTTCGTGCTCGTCGGCTTGCGTTGAGGATCAACTGATGGACCTCTTGCTACCACAGAAAGAGCTGAAGGAGACGCTGGCCGACCTGCAGACCTTGCTGCAGAACCTCAGTGCCCTGGTCACCGAGGTGCGCGCCGTCGTGGCCGCCGTGCGCGAGGCCGTCGGCAAGGTGAAGGGGGAGGACTTTCGACCATGAAACGAAATCCTGTTTCACGGCCAGGGTTCAAGCCATTTATCTACGGGCTTGTTGATCCTCATGAATTCGGTCACGTTCGCTACGTAGGAATGGCGCTTAAGCCTAGTCGCCCGAACGAGCACGCTTCCGCCGCTCTAAAAGTGGTGAAAAAGGCCTCGTATTTAATTAATTGGGTTAGAAAGCTGCAAAAAGAAGGTCGTTCATATGTTGTTTTAGTTTTAGAAGAACTTCCTGAGGGCACCACGCGCCATTTTCTTGGGTTTGTCGAGCAGTGCTACATAAAAGCATTGCGACAAATCGGTCACCATCTTACGAATGTGCATGAGGGCGGATGGGGTGGCAGCACAACACTTGGAAAGAAATGGACCGACGAAGAAAAACAGCGCATGCGCGTTATCTTCAAAGGTCGCCCACTTTCAGAAAAGCATAAGGCAGCACTCCGACACCCGTGGTCTGAAGCTAGAAGGACCGCACACAAATCGCATAACAAGGGCCGTCCGTGGCCAGCCGCTCGGCGCGCGGCGAGAGAAACCCCTTGGAATAAAGGAATGTCCGGCGGCTCTTTATCTGTTGAACAGCGACAGAAGTTAAGCGTGGCTCAATTTAAGCGGTATGAAGAGCATCCTGAACACGCTACACGGCATAGCGAAGCTATGAAACGATACTACGAAGAACGGAGAAAAAAACAATGAGTGAACTTCGTAGTTTACATCTTCTCGGTGCGACCGGAACTGCAAGAACTGAAATGCTTGACGGAAAAGAATATCTTGTTGTT